TTACTATATCCAAATAATAATTTTAGTTCTTTCATAGTCACCTCCTTATAAATAAGCAGAGTAACTGTTTAAGCTTAGCTGCTGATTACCATATCCTTTCGGACTTAGGCTTCCCAGCAATTCAAAGGGTTGTCATCTAAGCATCACTGCTTAGCGTGGCTATTAGTTAACCAGAGCGTTCTTATTGAACTCAGTATCATTAGTTGCTTCGGGTTCCTGACCAGGAGTAAGAGTCTGTAGGGAAGTCTCACCCATGTACTTATCAGAAACAATGTTAGTACCTACTACATCCTGTACGGTAAAACCACTAAGTAGGTTCTCACCTTTAAGGTACTGCTCATGAACTACTCCATTAAACTTCTCGATAAGCAAGGTTGATACATCAGCACCAACAGCAGGATTAACGAGATTGTTATTAGTAGAACCAGACATAAATTAATCTCCTTATATTTATAGTAATTGATTAGTAGTATAGTAAGAGAGAGAGTAGTAGGTACTATCACGTTCTATCACGCTCTATAACTACTAAGCTCTCTATACTCTCTTATTATTCTTATTTATTTCTTACTGTTCAATACTGGTCTCTAATTATTTTGTAAGGATTTCTGCATCTTAAAAGTCCTTTAAGAAGTTATATTCCTTTATCTAAACCAGCTTGTCTCCTTTGATCCCATTCAGCAGGATTCTTTCTATACTCACCATTCTTAAAGGCTTCAAAGTATTCTGCTTGAGTAACAGCAGAACTTGAGTCTGCAACTTTAGAGTTATCTCCGGTTTCAAGATCGAGCTTAACAGGTGCATCAGGTTTTCCAGCAGCTTCATATTGACGCCAAATATCGGCAATCATAAGTTTCTGTACCCGTAGGCTGCCTTTCTCCATAACCTCGTTAAATTCGGCAATCTCTTCCTCTGAGAGGTTCTCCGCTGCAAAGGCATCGAGATCATTCCAGCGATCACCGCCCATCAGTTCAAGTGTTTCATTCCAGGCCGTCTCAGCAGCCTTAGCAGCACTTTCTTGATTCTCCTTGAATTGCTGCATAGTCATCGAATCTTTAGCCTTTAAACCATCAAGGTATGTATCTACCTGCCATTTCCCAAACGCCTCATTTAGGGCATTTCTGGTCTTCTCAGAGAGTCCTTCTTTGGAATATATCTCTGTTGCAATCTCCTGTGCATCAAATCCTTTCTCCTGTGCAAAGTTCGCCAGGTCAGCCGGTATATTAATATCGACCAGCGCACCATCATACTCTATCCCCTCGACCGTCAAATCCTCCGTATGAGGAGGAACAGAGGGTTCCCCAGGTGCTACATCATCTTTGATCTCAATCTTCTCAGAATCGGCCTTCTCGCTCGTTTCAGAGGGTATATCAGAGGGTGTATCAGAGGGTGTATTAGTTGATACCTCTGTAGGATTTTCTTGCGTTACTGTCTCTTCTTTAACCTCTGGTGTTTCAATAGGTTCATTCATTACTATCCTCCTTGCATTGCTTGATTAATAACATCAGGACCAGCTTTCTCAGCAGCACCAGCCATTGCTTGAGCTGCAAGTTGTTCTTGCTGTGCTTGAGCTTGAGCTTGTTGCTTAGCTTGCCATTCTTCATCTGTCATTATCCATGGTAACTTCATACTTAAACCAGCAGCTACTTCTCTGGCATAAACATCCCATTTAGTCCTGGCTTGAACAGGCTCAGGCCAAGTTTGAGGGAGTTGCATCATCTCAGTGAACTGTTTAATTTTATCCAGATCACCTATCTTACCAAGAACAGCCAGTCCTGTCACTATCTGAGGAATTACTTGCTCTTCTGAGAGTGGAAAGTCAACTGCTTTAAGGTACCTATAAGCTAAAGGTGACTGCATAGTCTGAGCTAAGAGAGTATAGACACCACCAAGAGAAGTTTCTAATTCTTGAGCGTCTATCCTTAACTCTACGGTTGTGCATTACGTTACGTTAGTTCGTTAGACTAACTCTATAGGTTTCCCTATAGTTCAGACTATATCTTATCCGCAATGGATCTACTTGTTTCGAGGTTACTTAACCCCTACTCCCTTTCGGGATAGTCGTTACACACTAACATTAACTTAATGTATTAGTAAGCCAAGACCAATTCTTACCTTGCCTAACTGATTTAACAGAAGCTACACTAACTTTCAAACCAAGTCTATCTCTTATTTGTCTTGCTGTTAGTTTAGTGTTTCGTAAAGACCATATAAGTTTTACGTCACGTTCTGTTAATTTAGATACAGGATTAATCTCTCCTTTATTTGTCTTTAATCCTGATGAATAAGCATGTTTAACATTATCTTTAGCTGAACACCATTCTAAATTAGATGCAGTATTATTGTATCTATTACCATCCTTGTGATTTACTTGTGGTAAATTATCAGGATTAGGATTGAAATGTTCGGCAACTAATCTGTGTAATGGATAAAACTTATCAAGGTGTATTTTAACATATCTATTATTCTTATTAATAGAAGTACCTTTTAATACATATCCTTTAGTTTCATTCACAACTACACCTAATGTATCAATACTATATTCACATTTTAAATCTTTATTAAGTTTTACTTTTCTGTAGGACATATTAATCTCCTTTAGTTAAAAATTAGTTATTGCTCGGTATTCCCATTTTAAAGGGTTCACCGAATTAAAGTAGTTTATAGAGGGCCACACTCGACCCTCTCAGCATCTCTTCTTACAGCAGAATTAATTAAGAAAGCCTGTCCTATTCTTCTCTTATATTCATTTAATACTTCATTGACAGGTTTGAAGTCAGCATGTTTCTCAAGTTGTAGTACACCTACATCCTCTACATTCCCATAAATCCATTCACCTGTAGGAGCAGTTGCTACTTCATCAATATCTATAATACTTCCTTGTCTTAAGAAGTATTTAACATCAGCCATAAGAGCCATACCTTTAGCTATAGCTTCTGATAAGAACTCTATAACAAAGAAGTCACCTGCATGGTCCTCTACTAAACCTCTACCATAGTCTTCTCCGTTAGTATGGTTCCACATAAGAGGTAACCAAGGTAAATCTTGCTCTGGTATCTCTTGCCAGGACTTAATCTGAACACCTAAAGCTGATTGTGTTACTCCAAATTTATCCTTTTCGATGCGGTAGACCCAAGTATATAAGGATACTTCCTCATCTTTCTTACATACTGTATCCCCTTTAATACTTTTAAGTTGATCTTGTATCTCATTAGAGAGTCCAGAGAAAGCTTTTCTTTCATGAATGACAAGTTCTACTAATTTACCAGAAGTATCTCTTCTCATGCAGTATCTATCAAGCTTAATAGCCTGTAAATTACCTTCATTAGGTAGATGCATTAATACATTACCAGCTATTAATAGATTCTTAGCAGCATCTACATAAGCAACTCTGGCAGCTATCTTATTCTGATATGTTTCGCATCTTTTCTCAGCTTCTACTAATAACTCTGATAAGTCTGTTGGATCATAACCTGACTCAACAAGCTTAGCCTGTACTTCTTGTTCAAACTCTAATTTAAAGAATGATCTTTGAACAGGGAATAAGGTAGTAGTTATTTTGTTTGCAAGATGGTTAACAGCTTGAGCTCCTATTCCCTGAAACCCATGCTGATTAGCATTAACTCCTCGATTATTATTGTCATGGTCAGGTAAGATATAAGGTAACGTGAATTTGCTATACTCTCTTGCTCTATCCAGGTACTGGTTCCTGGTAGATTGAAGGGCAGTATACCGCCCTTCGAGATCAACAGCAGCTCCAACGCCCTGCTTAACCTTCCTTAACAGGGTCTCAGGCATATTAGACGCTCAATCCTGAGCCAGTGCTACCAGTAGATGCACCACCTGAGGGCTTGATTAAAGCTCTCTTTCCTTGAGTTCTAAGATCACCTGGTTGCTCTTCTTCACCACCAAGTACAATATCTTCTTCTTCTGTGTCAACTGTTCTTTCCGGTCTTTGTGCCGGGGTCTTTGCTTTCGGTGCAGACATACCCATTCTTTAATCTCCTTTACAGTTTTAAATTAAAATTATAACCACCTATTTTAAATCCAAGTGATTCATACATTGCTCTTGCTGGTTTATCATTATCTATTCCAGAATGGGCTCCGCAGTGGATACTTTTACATCCACTAACTTTGCACCATTTAATAAAAGCTTTGATAAGAGACTTACCAATGGATTTATTTCTGGCCTCTTTAGTCACATACATAAACATTTCTTGACCAATAGGATCATCAGACCATACTTGTCCTGTAATGCAACCCCAGAAGAAACCAACAATATCTCTCGTTTCATTATCATAAGCAATAAAGATATTATGACTCTTCTCTGATATGGCAAGCATAACATATCGCATGGCTTTATTCTTATCAAAGTCTAACCCATTCCAACGGTCAGCTTCATTGATATATTCTTTAGCGATTGTCATCAGCTTAGGTAGGTCTAAATCAATAGCTACCCTTATTGTATATGGCATTTATTTTTCCCCTTAGTTCAGAAAGTATAACGTTCTTGATCATATCTCGATAGTCTGACTTGTGATTTACAGGTACAGGGCTTAAGATATCCATTAGAAGACGATAGACATCAGGCGTAATGATTACGTTAGTATTCTTCTGTCCATTCTTCTGACTCTGCATCAGTTTCGACAATGATAACCTCCTTTATTTCTTTTGACAGTTCAATTATTTCATGGATATCCTCATCATTTAATCCTGATAGCTTAGCTCTCTCATAATCCTGTGTTGTAATTTCTTTATCATCCATAAGAATACAAAAGAGATCACTTATCGCTTCAAGCCTATTCATACATCAGCCTCCGTTTTATCATATCTAAGTTCACCTACCTTTGGAAGTCTTAGCTTACCCTTACTGGATTCTTGTAAAGCATCTACTGTAAAGATT